ATATTCGTCGCTTTAGATTATCAGATAATTTTATTGAGCCTTACATAACTAAAGAAGTTCCGTGGGGACCACTAGGTTATGTTACTTTTAAACGCACTTACGCTCGCAGATGTAATGAGTTTGATCCTACTGCTGCTGGCACCGAAGAATGGTGGCAAACTTGTCGTCGCGTTATTGAAGGCATGTTTAACATGCAGAAACAGCACGTTTATCTGCTTGGGCTAGATTGGAACGATGCAAAAGCCCAGAAAACCGCAAAAGAAGCTTATGAGCGCTTATTTGATCTAAAATGGACTCCTCCAGGGAGAGGTTTATGGATGATGGGCACAGACTTTGTTGAAAACCGCACTGCTGCTGGTCTTTTTAACTGTGCGTTTAGATCTACTAAAGATCTACCAAACAAAGGTGGTTATCTTTTTGCTTGGATGATGGACGCTCTTATGCTTGGTATTGGTGTTGGTTTCGACACTAAAGGTGCCAATAGCATTATTATTCGTGAGCCTCAGTATACTGGCGATACGCATGTTATTGATGATTCTCGCGAAGGTTGGGTAAACTCTGTTCATCTTCTGCTTGACGGGTTTTTCTTTGGCAACAAAATTCCTGTTTTTGATTATTCTGCTATTCGTGATGCTGGCGAGCCTATTCGTGGTTTCGGTGGCACTTCTTCTGGCGCGGGACCACTAAAGCAACTGCACGAAGATTTAGTCGAGCTTTATTCAACTCGCGTTGGTGAGCCAATCACATCTGTTGATATTGTTGATACTGAAAATCTTATTGGTCGTTGCGTCGTTGCAGGAAACGTGCGCAGATCTGCTGCTCTTGCTTTAGGCAACCACAAAGACCGCGAATATCTTGAGATGAAAAACGATCAAGAAAAACTATACCACCACAGATGGGGCTCCAATAACTCTCTTGATGCTGTTGTCGGTATGGATTATACTTGGTACGCTGAACAATCTCAGAAAAACGGCGAGCCAGGGTACATTTGGCTTGATAATGCAAGAACTCATGGTCGTTTTAAGGATGGTCTACGTTATGACGATATAAACGTGGCTGGATTTAATCCTTGTGTCGAGCAGCAGTTAGAAGATGCAGAACTTTGTTGTTTGGTTGAAACTTTCCCGGCAAAACACGAAAGCTACGAAGACTATCTAAGGACTTTAAAAATTGCTTATCTATACGGCAAGACAATCACGCTTTCAAATACCCATTGGGCGGAAACCAACGCAAAGATGCTTAAAAACCGTCGTATTGGTCTTTCTCAGTCTGGCGTGGTCCAAGCTTTCAACAAGTTTGGTCGCCGCACTGTTTACGAGTGGTGCGATAATGCATACGATTATGTAAAGCAACTAGATGAAGAATATTCAAACTGGCTTTGCATTCCGAAATCTGTTCGCATGACAAGCATCAAACCTTCTGGAACCGTTTCTTTGCTTAACGGTTCTACTCCAGGTATCCACTTCCCAGAGAACGAGTATTACATTCGTCGTATTCGCTTTGCAAAAGATTCTCAGCTACTTGACACTTTGCAGAAAGCTGGTTATTATATGGAAGATGATCAGTATTCTCCAAATACGATTTGCGTGGAATTTCCTGTGAGAGAACCTTTCTATAATAAAGGCAAAGTTGATGTTTCTATTTGGGAGCAGTTAGAGATTGCGGCTCAGTACCAGCATTATTGGGCTGACAACTCAGTTTCTATTACTGTTACATTTAAGCCAGAAGAAGCACATCAAATCAAAGATGCACTCGAAATGTACGAAACTCGCTTAAAAGCTGTTTCTTTCTTACGCTACGAGGAGACAGGCTATGTTCAGGCTCCATATGAGCCTATTACCAAAGAAAGATACGAAGAGATGATCGCAAACATTAGTCCAATCCAAAGATTCGACATTGAAGAACAAGGATCTGGCACGAAGTTCTGCGATGGAGATTACTGCGAAATTTAATGGAGGTGTTATTTGTTTCAGCCAGTAAATCGTTATGTTCTAATTGAGGTTCTTGAAGATACTCAAGAAGAAGATGATTTTAGTGGTTTTGTTGTGCCAGACGAGTTCGCACCAGCAAAGCCAACACATTCCGCTGCCAGAGTTCTCAAAACGGCTCCAGACTGCCGTTTTGAGCTTCTGGCTGGTTCAAAAATTATTATTAACCGTTCTATGGTCGAAGAAATTTCTATTGGTTCTTCGACGTGGAGCGTAATTCTAGACAACTATATTATAGGAATTTTATAATGGATAAAGACTTTTATAATCGCTCGTCAGCGACTCAGCTAGGGTGGGAGCCATCTTGGTTTGGAGAAAAAGACTTTGATGAAAGGCTTGTTAGGGCTATCAAAAAGTGGCAGAAAGCAAATGGAATAACTGCCGATGGTCTATGTGGTCCATCTACTTTTCGTCGTATTTGGACTGAAAGACAAGCAGATATTGATGAATACAAGCCAAAAGATTTAAAATATTCAAATTATCTTGTTTATAACGGCAAGTTTGTGCCCATCAAATGGGACAAAGTTGTGTTATGGTCAGAGAAAGCAGGGCTATCTGCTAAATCTGGAAATTATTACGATTATTCAGGCAAAAGTGATCGCAAGATTCGGTTATTTATTAATCATTGGGATGTTTGTTTAAATTCTCGCTCCTGCAACGACGTTCTAAATAAAAGAGGAATCTCGGTTCATTTTTTGATTGACAATGATGGTACAATATACCAAACTATGGATATGCAACATGGTGCTTGGCATGCTGGTTCTGGGGCGATTAACAAAGCCTCGGTTGGAGTTGAGATCTCAAATGCATTTTATACGAAGCATCAGAACTGGTACGTTAAAAATGGTTATGGAGAGCGCCCAATAATAGAAAATGCAGTTGTGCATGGGGGCAAGGTAGAGACACATCTTGGCTTTTATCCTGTCCAGATTAAAGCAGCACAAGCTCTATGGAGCGCTATTGCTGGGGTTACTGATGTTGAGCTTAAAGCGCCGTTAGACGGGGGGAAGACCTCAACTGATTATTCAAAAGATGTTGTTAGTAGTAAATTTGCTGGTGTAATCAGTCATTACCATTGCTCTAAAAAGAAAATTGATTGTGCAGGATTAGATATCGCAAAACTAATCAAAGAAATTTAAGGAGGATAAATGAAAGCAGTAGCATCTGTAGTTATTATTGGGGTCGCAGTGGCGGCTAGGATTTTACATGCCAGATTCAGTTGACCACCCTTCCCACTATCAAAGTGGCGAGATCGAAAAAGATGGAACATCAAAATACGAAGCCATTAAAGTAATTCAAGCTTGGGACTTGTGCTTTTGTCTTGGAAATGTTATAAAGTATGTAGCACGGGCTGGAAAGAAGACTTCAAATCCAATCGAAGACCTTGAGAAAGCCAAGTGGTATCTTGAAAGACATATTCAAAAACTGAAGGAGAATAATGACAGTTCTGGATCGAGAAACAAGACGTGAACGGTACGACTACAAAGCCAAAACAGCAAAATTTCTTCCTATGTCTATGGGCTGTGTAAATTTTGATTGTGACGGTAATCTTGCTTATCTAATACGCTCAGCGGCGTGTTTCGGCATACAAGATTTACATGTAATCGGCTCTGTTCCGCATCGCTCAAAATTAAATGCTTTATCAGGTTCCACATACGATTATGTAAACATTATTCAGCACTCTTCGCCTTATAGCTTTTTGAAATGGGCAAGAGAAAACAAAGTTAAAATTGTTTCTGCGGAGTTGACTGATGAATCTCAAAAACTAAGAGATTATTCTTTTGACTTCTCAGAACATATTTGTATCTTTACTGGACATGAAACAACTGGTGTGCCAATCGAGATCATCAAAAATAGTGATTGCGTTGAAATTGATATGCCAGGAATCGGTTTCTGTTTAAACACCGCTCAGGCGGCTAACATCTTACTTTACGAATCATGCAAACAATATTATCATACGACAAAATAGTAATAGGTAGTTCACTTGAAGCACTAATGTTTGCTTTCATTCATGATCTGCCTATTTTCTTTTCAACTCCAGATTATCCATTTAAGTTTTCTTTTTTGGATACAAACTTAAACCTTTCTTATCTTAAGATTGAAAATAAGATGCGTAAACTTAAAACGCATGCAAATGAGATTATAGTTGGCGCTCCAAAAAGCCTTCTTTGGGAAAGATTAATGTTTTGTTTGGGAGTTACCAACAAAACTCCAACAGCGCATTTGTGCCATTCGATCCGATATAATGGAGACACTATTTCTTTTATGGACGAATACCACAAGATTGCAGAAATAGAATTTAATCATTGTTATTACTTTGGAGATCAAAATTGCAAAGGCTTTGTAAAAACTGAAGCAGTTGAAGATAGATTTATGTGCTATGATTGGTTATACTTTAGTAGTGGCAAAAAGCACAACATTGATTTTATTGAGACTGGCGACAATTTTGTTTCTAAAATATGGTTTTATGATGAGCTTAGAGAAGGAGAATTGGCGCTATTAAAAGACGCTTGTGCTGTGTCTATTCTTACAAAAGAGCAATTACAGGATTTTGATTATTCAGAAACTATGTCACGTTTTAAAGCTATCCATGAAATGGAAAAGCGTGGAATGAAACATAGAAATAGCTTGATTGTTAACGGCAAACAACACACAGTTAACATACAAGCTCAACATAAAAAAAGAGAAATATGGAGGTTAAATGAAGAAATCTATTCGGCAGATGATCGCATCGAAATTGCGAAATACAAAGAAAAAGATTTATATGCAGATTTGCAGAATTGCAAGTTGGCAAACAATAGATTTTTGAGGCTATTATGAAGCAACACTTAGCAGGGATTATTCCCGTCGCCAATTTGCAAACTGATTACGAGATAGAAACCCCTGAAATACTAATGCCCGTTAACGCGGGCTTTACTGCTATTCAGAAGTCTGTTTTTGAGTGCTCTCTTGCTGGCTGCAACACAATTTGGATTGTCGCAAATCAAGATTTGGCTCCAATCGTCAAAAAAGTAGTTGGTGAGTGGGTTTATGATCCAGTTTATTACAACCAAGAGCAAAAAAGATTCTACAGAGAACATCGCAGAGAAATACCAATTTATTATATTCCGATTGATGATAAAGATATGAATCGTCGCGATTCTTATGGTTGGTCAATCTTGCATGGAGTTAACACTGCGTGGTGGGTTGGAAACAGACTTTCACGCTGGCTTGTGCCTGATAAATATTTTATTTCTTTTCCAATGGCTGCACATGATGTCTATTCTATTCGCCAATATAGAAAAGAAATCTCATCAGAACAAAACTTCTTTTTAACTTACGAAAACAAAACAGTTAAAGATAACTTACCTTTGTCTTTTACAATGCAAGGGCAAGATTATCTTAATTGCCGAAGAAATATAACCGCTATTTCAACACGGAAAACAAGAATAACCCCAGAAGGCAGACAAAACTTACCTCTCAGCGAGCGATGGTCGGCAAGGTTTTTTGATTTATCCACGGTTTTGGACAAAATGGATACCGACAACGGCATAAAGCAAGAAGCCGATTGGTTTTTTGATTTAACTTCTTGGCAAGGCTATAAAAACTTTCTTGGCTCTGGTCACGAAATAGCAAAACCGTATAAAGACTTGACAGGACCGCACCGACACGTTAAATTAATTGAGCACTAAGGAGAAAATATGGATAGAACTGAATCAAAGATTAAATTTGTTGGGCTTCACGCTCATAGTGTAGCCGGGTCTATCTTCGACGCGCTAGGATTTCCAGCCGATCACATGGATTTTGCGTACCAGAACGGTTGCGATGCACTTGCTTTGACTGATCATGGCAACATGAACGGCTTGGCGTATCAGGTTCTTCATGCGAAGAAGATGGTCAAAGAAGGAAAAGACTTTAAGCCAATCTTTGGTTGTGAAGCTTATTTTATTCCTTCAGTCGATGAGTGGCATGAAGAATATGCCAAAGCGATGGAAGACAAGAAGAAGGCACGTTCGCTGGAAAAATCTGAGCAGTCTGGTGCTACCGTAGAAGACGAAGGAGATTCAAAGAAAACTCAGGATATTCTTCGTCGCCGCCGTCATCTTGTTCTTCTGGCTCAGAACCAAGAAGGTCTAAACAACCTATTTAAGCTTATCTCCGAATCTTATGAGGAGCGAAACTATTATCGGTATCCTCGCATTGATTTTGACATGCTTCAGAAGTATAACAAGGGTATTATCGCTGCCTCTGCTTGCCTTGGCGGCGTTTACGCTGGTTGCTATTGGGAGAATCGCGATCAAGGTCCAGAGGCGATTCTTAATGCGATGCGCTCTGTTACCCAGCGTATGGTTTCTATTTTTGGAGATCGTTGGTATGGTGAGCTACAGTGGAATGACGTTCCAGAACAGCATGAGCTAAACCAATACATTATTCAGATCGCAGAAGAGTTCGGCATTGGTCTTATCTCAACTGCTGATAGTCATTATCCAAGCCCTGATGCTTGGAAGGACCGTGAGCTATACAAGCGGCTTGGCTGGCTTGGCAAGGGTGCCCCAGCATGGGGTAATACAGAGCTTCCTGAGAATGTAGACGAGATTGGTTACGAGCTATATCCAAAGAACGGTGATCAGATGTGGAATGCTTATAAGAAGTATTCTCAACAATGCGAGCAAGATTATAACGATGATCTTATTCTTAACTCGATTGAAGAAACTTATCGTATTGCTCATGAACGTATCGAAGTTTTTATGCCCGACAATACGGTTAAGCTACCTTCGTTTGTTGTTCCTGCTGGGCTAACTGCGGAGCAGGCTCTTCGTAAGCTTACGTTTGAAGGTCTGCGGGCGCGCAATCTACATACAAACAAAGAATATACCGATCAAGCAGAGTATGAGCTATCTGTTATTGCAGATCGCGGGTTTGACAAGTATTTCCTTACGATGGACGCGATTACTGAAATTGCTGAGAACATGATGCTTACTGGTCCTGCTCGTGGTTCTGCTGCTGGCTCTCTTGTTGCTTATGCGCTTGGTATCACTCAGATTGATCCTCTCAAGTATGGTCTGCTGTTTTCTCGCTTTTTGCGCTCCGATGCAACTGACTATCCAGATATTGATTATGATGTATCTGACAGCATGGCTCTTAAAGAGAGGCTGGTTGAGCTTTGGGGCGATTCTGTCGTTGCTCCAATCTCTAACTGGAATACGCTACAGCTAAAGTCTCTAATCAAAGACATTTCCAAGCTTTATGATATTCCTTTCACTGAAGTTAATGTTGTTACGTCTATTATGATTCGCGAAGCTACGCCTCTCGCGAAGAAGCGTCATGGCATCAAAGCAGGCGTCTATACTCCTACTTTCGAAGAGGTCATGGAGTTCTCGGATTCACTTCAGAAATATCTAAATAAATATCCTCATGTAAAGACTCACGTTGAATCTTTGGTTGGTCAGGTGCGCTCTTGTTCTCGTCATGCTGGCGGTGTTGTGATTGCAGAAGACCTTGACCGCAACATGCCTCTAATCAACTCTGGCGGTGTCCGTCAGACTCCGTGGTCTGAAGGTCAGAACGTTCGACATCTTGAGCCTATGGGATTCATTAAGTTTGATTTGCTTGGATTGGCTACCCTCAAGATGATTGAAGGCTGCATTGAGCATATTCTTCGCCGCCACAACGGCATTGCAAACCCGACCTTCACGGACATTAAGAGCTATTATGATCAAGTTTTGCATCCTGACGTTCTAAATCTAAACGATCAAGATGTTTACAAAAACATTTTCCATAAGGGTCGTTGGGCTGGTATTTTCCAAATGACCGAAACTGGCGCGCAGGATCTATGTCAGCGTATCAAGTCACGTAGTATTATTGATATCTCAGCTAGCACTTCTATTTATCGTCCTGGTCCTCTATCTGCGAACGTTGACGAGGATTACATTGAAGCAAAAGCTCATCCACATCGAATTAAGTATCTAAATGAAGATCATCGCGCTATTACTGAAGAGACTTATGGTTTTCTAATTTTTCAGGAGCAGATTGCTCTACTTGCCCACAAGCTTGGTGGGCTAACTCTTGATGAAGGTAATCTTCTTCGCAAAGTGCTAACCAAGAAAGGTACTGGCAAGGGGGGTATCACCGACCAGCTACGAACAAAGTTTATTAACGGCTGTGTTTCTAACAATATTTCTGCTGACGCTGCGTCGAATCTTTGGGATAAGTTTGAGTATTTCTCTGGCTATGGATTCAATAAATCTCATGCTGTTGCTTATTCTGTGATTTCTTATCAGTGCGCTTGGCTTTGGTATTATTATCCTGCTGAATGGATGGCTGCGTTCTTGGATAAAGAACCTGAGTCGCGCAAGGAAAAAGCAATCAACATTGCAAAGCGCTACGG